ATAATGTATGTTATGCGACTTTTATGGAATCACAAAAGTCACATATCGCAATATATAATAAATTCAACTTTTCGATTGAAACTTCATAATCGAATAAATCATTCTTCATGAATTTAGAGAAAGCACTTTGATTAATGCCTAACTCTTTTAAAAAAGGCTGAAATTTAAGATATCTTTTTACACTTGCGAAGAATGACCTAAAATCAGACTTCGTATTCAATATATTTACCTCACTTTCTAATAAAATAATAATACCAAAATAAAATAAAGTAAATACTAAATAACTAAAATTTATTAAATAAAAAATCAATTTTTTTCATATCATCATGTGATAAAAATACAACCTGTTCTTTAAAACCAATTTGAAACTTCTTTTTAGGTTCAAAAATAAACTCAGTAATATCTTTTTCATCAACAATATGAGCAATAATAGAAAGAACATAAGTATTACTATGTAACATAGTAGCAACTTTTGGTAAATTCAAATTGCGACTATGCAATATCTTTTTACGACCAAAAAGCCGACTATCAATATCTTTATAAAGATACTTACATACATATAAAGAAACATTGAATCTATCATCAGCTAAACGTAAATCAAAAGCAGAAGTAAAACCATAAGACCAATATTTGACATCATACATATTTTTTTTATGATTCTGTACAGGTAATAAATCAGAACCAACATCTAAATTAGTTAACAAATGATAATGTACAGCCCCTCTTTTCTGAAATTCTGGAACACAAAGATATGCAAAATCTACAAAAGATTGTCTAATAGAAGTTAACCAACAATTGAAACACTTATTAGCATAATCAATATCTTTTATATTTTCTGAAAAAGTAAGAGTTAAAAAAGATTTCCATATTTTTTGATTCTCATATGCTAAATCTATAACTAATTTTCTACTTCTACTTAAATTATCTACCCTACAGTTACCATATTTATCATACTCTTTTTTTGAGGAATGAGTGGAAACACTGGACAAATCTGCAACGCTATATATATCATCAGAGATATACTCTTCAACACCACTAGAGAATTTCTGTATTGCAGAATCATAATCACGAATAACCAATTTTCCGTCAGAATACAACGTTAAACGAGAATCATAATAACGTACAACTTCTTGTCTTTCACATAACATAAACCCCCCTAAAAATTATCTTTGATAAAATCATTACTTTGAATAGTGAGTTATATATCAAGTAATATAACTCACTATTTTTTACAACTGAAAGCGCCGACTCTTGCGCGCTTACGCTTACCAAATACATATAAAAAATTAGCTACGCTAACGTTATAAATTTTTTCGAATTTATAACTATTTTTTATCTGTATTAGAATATTTATGTGGATAAGCTTTTAAAAACAAATCAGAATCTTTAGGATGCTTATCAGTTAAAAAAATCTGATAAAAATCAACAATATATCCAACATCAGAAGCAACAAAACAATGTTCACAATTATAATAAGAACTATTTCCAAAACAACTTAATAAATACTTTAAATCATCAAAATTGAACATAGAATATAAACGCTCTTCATCTGGACCAATAACAAATACAATAGAATCTTCTAACAAATGAAGACGCTTTAAAGACTTAATAAGACCACCAACAGTATCATACTTAATTAAAGAACCACAAGAAGTAAAAATCATAAATACAACCACCTTCTATAAACATAAAAACAAAAACTAAACATTCTTCTAAATTTAGGAAATGGAAACAAAATAATCATCAACAAATGATAAATAACTTTAGAAGGCAAATATAAGAGCTTTAAAAACGATTTAATTAAAAACATATACAGTACTACCCTTCTAATTTTTTAGTTGCTGTGCGACTGCGTGGGCGCACAGCAGACTTAATAAATTCAATTAACTTAATAAAACCAATTTTAAATTTATCAAACAACCATTTACGACTACTTAAATATCTCTTTTGAACATCATTCAATTCCAAATAAGTACCATTAATATAAGCTAATTTCTTAGGGTCATAAGACTTATAAAAACTTGTATATCTAGGAATAAAAGTAAATTTTAAACCACCAAATAACAAAGGATAAAACTCATAAGTATCCGATAAAGTAGAAGTACCGTCAGCACATTCCTTAATAGTTATCTTCTTAGAAATTCTACGAGCTACAGAAAAAACACGAAAGCAATTAGAAAGCAAATACATCTCATCAGTAAGATTTCTCAATTTCAAATCAATATCAAAAGTCTGACTAAATAAATAAATCTTAAGTTTATATTGTCTTTGATACTTGAAGAAATCACGTACAGCAGGCTTAAAATTCTTGAAATCACGATTATCCCAAATCATTCCAACTTCATCAATCAATACAGTTGAATTAGGCTCAAAAGTCATAGTGCCTATATCGTCAGTATTGAAAAGATAAGTGGAAGGTATTTCAACAGTAGAATATACTTTTCGCTTTCTTTTTAATTCCTTAAGTGCTATCTTTGTAAGAGTGGTAGTTTTACCACTACCCTTTTTACCAAAAATCATAATTAATTTATAAGGGTTAAGATACTTATTAGTAAGAAGAAGAAAAACAATCATCAATAAAATCAAAACAATAATAAAAACTAACATCACATTAACCTTCTAGTAACAAAAGAAAATAAACAATCAACCAAAACAAAACCGAAGAAAATCAAAACAAAATTAGAAGTATAAATTAACTTAATAGCATTAATAACAAAATTAATAATTAAAGAAATATCCATAAACAAAGGGAGCATATTACTATGCTCCCACCTTTCTACTTAGTTACGAGAGAGCAAGCGACCGAAAATACCGATAGCACCACCTACAACTAAGAAACCTACTGTAAGTAACAATAACGGAGTACTTGTAATAGTACTAGCAATAGTACCAACATAAGTAAAAATTGCAGTAGCTACATAACCAATAGATTTTAAAAGTTCAACCATAGGATTAACACCACCTTCCATAAAATAACCCCCTAACTAATTTCTAGATAATAAACGACCGAAAATACCAACAGCGCCACCAACAACCAAGAAACCGACTGTAAGTAACAATAATGGTGTAGTAGTAATTGTAGTAGCAATTGTACCAACATACTTAAAGATTTCAGCAGCTACCAACGCAATACTAGCTAATAAAGCTTCCATGATTTCCCCCTTTCTACTGTTTATTTGCAGTACTATTAACAACAAGATTAACAACAAGAGCAATAATACTAAACAAAACGAAGATACTTAATAACCAAGAAGAAGTAACTAAACTAACCCAATCAGTCATAAGCTTAAAAACAAAAGTAACAACCTGTATCATCATCTTTTACCACCTACCCAAAAAAGAGTAGATTGCAAGATATTAAGGGCAACAAGAACAATAACAGTCAATACAACAACAGAAACAAATTGACTTAAAAATGGATAATCATTTTTACCAAGAAATACCATAATCTGGTCTATCATCGAACAAACCCCCTTAACATCTTAAAAAGACAATATACAGAGACAATAAACACAACAAATAAATAAACATAATCTAAATTGCGATATACATTAGCCATAGCATTAAAACGTATATTTTTAGCATTAGTAATAAAATTAGTAGTATAAGTATAACCATTATTAACTTGATAACTAGCATAAGTACAAGAATGAATAGTTATAGTAAAATGTGAATTGTACTTATCACGATATAAATAGAGAGTTTTATAACCGTCATTAGATAAATCAGAACCATTTATATATTTAACAGACTCACAATCAATAAAATAAGTACCACCCTTATCACCATCAAAAGTAACTGTACAACCTGTATCCATAATCAATCACCATTTTTCTTTTTTAAATACTTAACTGTAGGACTATCGCCGAAAGAATGACCTTGTGACTTACTAGGTACAGCCATTAAGGACCTAATAAGTACACCAAAAACTAGAACAGATAAACAAAACCAACCTAAAGTAGCACCATTAGCAATTATTGCTTTATTGAAAACAAAATCAATGAATTGTGAGTAAATCTGAAATAATAATGTAATAGCATCAACCATATTAATTTTTCCCCACTATAAATAAAACAACATAGATACTAATAGCAGCAGTAATAAAAGGTATTAAAATCAAAGGTAATAAAGCTACACTATTAGTAAGAAATAAAACAAACATCGGAAGTTTAGACAATAGATTAAACAAAGATACAAGAGCGTGCCAAACAAACGTAAGCAATGATAAACCAGTATCTACAAAAGTTTTAAGAAAATCTAACATCACCTATTTCTCAACTTTCCTATTAATACAAGAGCAATACCAAGAGTAGCTGTAAACATTAATATTTGCTCAAACGGAGTATTAATAACTAACTTTGTATATAAATCACTAACAAACTTCATAGAATTAATGAAATGATTATTAGTAGTAAGTTTAGGAGTAGTATCAATCTTTACAAGATTTTGATTCATACTATCGCTAAAAGAATTTTCTAAAGTTTGATATTTATCATTAGTATCATCAAACTGGCCACGCTTATCATCTAACTTATTAACAGACTCTTTAAGCTTAGGGTCATTAGCATAACCACCCATTACAGAGATTAACTCATCAAATTTCTTAACTGTGATAGCTTTAAAATCATTAATAGCACTAACAGAAGAAGTAGGAAGTCCGAAACGAGAACGCTCCAAATCCGTTAACTGCTTTTCTTGTTTTAAAAGTACAGGAACAACAATTAAATCAGTAACACCTGCTAAATCCGGAAAATCGATAGAGAAAATACGCTCACCCGGTTTAAATCTATAAGCATAATGGAACATAGGTGTACTAGTAGCAGACATGACATATTGAGAAAAAAGTAACTCAACATTACTAATAACACCCTTAGTTTCACGACCTATATATACATTGGACCAAATTTGACGACTAGAAAGAAACTCTAAATAAACATAGTTATCATAATCATTAAACGATAGAAAAGCTTTAGAATCATAAGTGCCAGTATATCGCCAATTACCACTAATAGAAGGCAACTGAGCAACAAATCTATCGGTAGATGTAGAAACCTGTGTACCAGTCTGAATAAAACGACAAGAGAAACCAGAAGTAACAGTAGACTTAGAATCACAATAAAGCGAATAAGTACCACCCTGTATCGTCTGACCTGAAACACCTAAACCAGTACCATGATTAGTCATACCCTTAGAATCAAAATAAGCATAAGCATCAATAGAATCAAACGGTATAACATAACCGTCATTATCTGCTAAAACGGGTAGAGAAACTACCTGTATACCTATTAATAACGCTAACGTAATAACAAATATCCTTTTCATCTCTCTACCCTTTCTAAACTACTTCTTTTCTAAATCAAAATAATCACCGATAAACTCTTTAGCATAACTATCAAGCTTGAATAAACTTAAACGCTTAATTTCGCCATTATGCTTAGGAACAAGAAGATAATAATTTGTATAATGTTTCTCACCTTTATCTACAAATTCTCTCTCAATCTCAACAACAACTTTATTCTCCATATCTTCCACCTTTCTAAAAAATAAAGTACCAATATTGAATATAATGTATGTTATGCGA